CATATCATCTGGTACAGTGGCTAACGGTTTTGGTGCTGGTATCCGATTCCAATGTGAAAGAACGGATACCGACAATTATCAGTCGTTAGCTGGTTCCGTGGAAGTTTATGGAGCGGGCAATCTTCCCGGTACCTCGGATTTGTGGAATATGCGGTTCGGTGTGAGAAATAATGACACCGCTGTAACACCTATGACCCTTAGATATGACGGCAACGTCGGCATCGGGACGACGAATCCTGAGTACAAGTTGGATGTCTCTGGTACAGGTAGATTTACTGGAACTGTCACAGCGACTTCATATAAATTGACCGGAGACAGCACACCTCACAAACAAAGTATAAAAAATAGCGCGAATTTATCCGTTGGGTGGTATAGAATCGCAGAAAATGGTAACGCCGTGGATACGGACGCTAATGGTAGTCGGTGTTCTGCTCGATTCACGATTATCGATTATGATTCTGGTCTACACTCAACTCGCACCCTCTATGCTGGTGGTACATATGGTAATAAGCCATTTATTCATTTATTGACGAATACATCGTATGGTGGGGATGGTAATATAAGTAAAGTTAGGGTTGTTGAAGGTAGCACATACGAAGGTCTCGCCGTTGAAATATACGTTGATACCGCATGTTCGACGAATGAGATTCGTATAGTGATGGACGATAATTATCAAGTAAGTGGGTTCACAATGGTGAATTTTGAGAGCGTCGTCGCCAATCATAGCAACATGAATGAATATGAGTTGAATCTTAATACCACATTCTGGGGAATGTTCTTGGACAACACTACAACAAATATATGTATGTTGGAAAGTGGCAACGTCGGCATCGGGACGACGAATCCTGGGTACAAGTTGGATGTAGCCGGTTCTTTCCGTGTGAATGGCGGTTACACATCCACATTCGGTAACGACGGTCTCCTTCACATTAACTCGAGATCTACCACACATGGCAGTGAAACCGTTGCATTACAGACAACGATCGACGGCCGTGCTTTAACCGAGTCCAACCCCGGTACACACGGTGGCGAAAGTAGAAATGTCCTGGCCCTGCAGCCGGATGGTGGGTACGTCGGCATCGGGACGACGAGTCCCGGAGCAAAACTTCATGTTGTGGGTGGAAATATTGCTTTAGACTACGGAAAAAGTATAGAAGTGTCTCCAAATTTGGCATCTTCGTGGACGAACGGAACCACTAAACTCATTGATATTGGTTGGGGTACGGGAGACGAGGTACGCTTTTATACACCTGGGTCTCAATCTGCCACTCAAAAAATGGTCATCAATTCATATGGCAACGTCGGCATCGGGACGACGAGTCCGAGTTATACCTTAGATGTAAATGGTAATGCTCGAATAAATAGACTCCTACCATATAGTTCCAGCTACTCATCGGCATATGATACAGCGGCCATAGAGGTTCGCGAATATAACATGGAGGGTTCCGTTGGCGGAACGTATTGGGCGCGCGCGCCTCGAATTGGTTTTCATTGGAGTGGTCGTGTTGCGTCACAGATATTATGCGAATCAAGTGGACAGATTTCGGTAGTTAATAATCCTGGTAACAACTATGAGAATTTCAAGGCCAAGGAGGTATATGCAAGTACAGCCTTCCATGCACCCGGCCATCCCGTACAGTATGTGGGCCAGAATGTACACGATATAGTCGTTTATGGTAACTCTGTAGGTCGCTATATAACGCCACTTGATATAACTATTACACCCAAGTTTTCTAATTCCAAGATTATGCTACACTGGGTAATCAATGGTGAAGCACACCACGATCAAGTTATTAGAATTTACAGGGGGTCAACCTTAATTGGATTTAATAGCAACAATCAAGGTGTTCATAGCGGCGCCGCACCCGTACTTTATGACACTGATCATAATAGTACTATGAACACCCATACAGTCGCCTGGGTGGATACACCAAATACCACGTCAGCGGTGACATATCGAATATTTAGCCGACCGTCGAACAATGGCACTAATTGGTTCCGTCTTAATAGAACAGTTGGTGGTGGTAGCCTTGGGCAATCCGGTCATGAAATAGCGGTATCCTATAAAAGTGCAACGGAAATTGCCGTATAAATTATATTGACTCATATCAAATGGACCTCTCGGAAGCCTTAATAAGTTTATATCCAGAGAATAACTGGGAACTTCACGGTGAAAATTACGAAGGGTTGAAGTGGTTAGATGAGAACGTACCCAAACCATCCGAAGACGAACTTACAGTAGAATGCGAAAGAATAAATAACGAAAAACCTTTGAAAGTTTTACGTAAAGAGAGGGACTCCATACTCTCAAAAACAGATAAATACATAATTCCCGATTGGCCTCACCCCACCCCCGAAGCGAGACAGGGTTGGTTGGATTACCGCCAAGCCCTCCGAGACCTCCCCGCCAATACCACGGACCCAGAGAATCCCGTGTGGCCCACTCCCCCCGAGTAACGCAGTTACTCGTTTCACCTCACCAAACCCATTTAATAATTCTTTCCCGATATATTAAATGGCCTACCTGCCACTATCACCATGGAACTCTGTAATGTGTGTTACAAGACGATCCAGACTAGGCACACCGACCCAGAGGAGTGGGTAGGTGATCTCGTGAAGAATAGCATTGAATACGGTGCAGAGTCCATTTATAAGCTCCAGCTCGAAAAACACCTCTCCGAAGGTACGATGCCCGCAGGTGCCACTAAGGAAGCCCTCATTCTCTCCTACGAACATGACCCATCTAGACCTTTGCCACCATAGGAAAGTTCTATGAATTTGAACACTTAAAAATAAAGTCTTACTATAATATAAAATGTCTGGTGGTATTGCCCAACTCGTCGCCGTCGGTGCTCAGGATGTGCACCTCGTCGGCAAACCCGAAGTTAGCTTTTTCCGCTCAACTTACAAACGCCACACGAACTTTTCCCAAACTGTCGAACGTCAGGTGATCCAGGGGAACGTGTCCAACAATGGTATGTCTACTGTGCGCTTCGAGCGCAAGGGTGATCTCTTGGGTTATGTTTACCTCGTTCCCAACGACGGTACCAAAACTGTCGCGGTCGCGGATTGGACAACTATGATTTCCAAGGTCGAGCTTCTCGTCGGTGGTCAAGTCGTCGATGAACACGATTCAACTTTCTCAACCCTCATCGCCCCAACTCTCTTCGCTACAACATCAGCCAAATCCGTGTCAGGCGATATTTACGGTGGTGCGAGCAGTGAACGCTTCTACCCACTCCGCTTCTCTTTCTGTGAAAACTGGCAATCCGCACTTCCATTGATCAGCCTCCAATACCACGATGTGGAACTCCGCATCACGTGGGGTGCCAACGCCGCGGACGCCAGTAAGAAGTGGGACGTCTACGCGAACTACGCCTACTTGGATACCCAAGAACGTGAAGTTTTCGCGTCTCAACCACAAAACATGATGATGATCCAAGTTCAAAAGGCCATCGCCTCCGGTAACAAGATTCAAGAACTCAACTTCAACCACCCAGTGAAGTATTTGGCTTCGGCCGATACCAGCGCGTTGTCGATTCTTGACGACAACAACAAGCTCAAGCTTCAAATTAATGGTACCGATGTGGCTGACTTCAAGTTTGCTGATCCAAACTTCACCACTGTGCCACTGTACTATCACACCTCCAATGGTTCTTTGCCAGCCACTGCGAAGACTTTGTTCACGTACCCATTCTGCCTCGAGACTGGTAAGCTTCAGCCAACGGGTTCTCTCAACTTCTCGCGACTCGACTCAGCGCGCATCATCAACAGCGCTCGTAAATGCACTAAAGATATCTACGCCGTGAACTACAATGTCCTCCGCATTGAGAACGGTATGGGTGGTCTTTTATATTCTAACTAATTAATAAAACAAATGTGGAACGTAGTTTTCCTCCTCGCCATCGTTTTTGTATTGACGTACGATCCAAAATCCAGGACGCTTGAAAAGTTTGTGGGACAACCCACCCCACCAACTGAAAAGTCCTGTCAACCTACGCATTACGAAGCCGTACAATTCGCCCAAGCACCTTATGAATGCCCAGCCCCAGGCAAAGCACGCATGGGTGTTCTTACTTAAAAAGAAGAACTGTAAATAGTTTATAATGATGCAAATGGACCGTGAAACCCTCATGATGATCGCGACGATTGTGTGTATCGTGGGTGTGATGTTCTTGTTTAAGGAAATGAACAAGACGAAGACGGAAGTCGAAAACTTCCGTAACTTCTCGAATCATCTTATGCACCAGCTCACGGCGCAATTACCAGATGAAGATGAAGTTGAAGTTGAAGATGTGAACGAAAAAGGGGGGGAAAAAAGCGAGGAATAAACATATTCACTTATTATAACTTGCGAATGCGCAATGAAAAAATACAAGGCTATAGCGATCCCGGTAAGCTTTACTGACGATAAACCAAAATTTTTAACGGTGAGAGATCGCCGCTTCAAGGATTGGATTTTTGTCACAGGCGGTTGCCGAAGAAGAGAGATCTTTAACCCTTTACGTTGTGCTTTACGAGAGCTTGAAGAAGAGACGAGAGGTGTTGTATCCCTCAAGAGTGGTGAATATACTACATATAAATTTACAGTCAAAGAGAGTCCCACGGTTGACCTTGAATACAATGTTTTTGTATTTTTTGTGAATTACAAAAAGACCGAACAACAGACACTCGTCCGAAAATTTTACGAAGAAAAACAAAAAACAAACCTTAAAAAGATACAGAAACAACCAATAAAGAAAACATACGATGAAAATGATTACATGAGTTTTGATACTCTTGAAGAATTCAATACACGTAAACGATGGAAGCTTATAGTCGATAACGTCCTTAAAAATCCAGAATTTTACGCGTGTGTTAGTTCTTTAAATAGAAAAACCTTTTCTATAAAATAGAATGAAGTCCAAGGCTTATATTTTAATGCAAATTCGTCAACTTTTGGAATCGAATCGTGGTCTTTGCGACGAGGAGATTGAGGAGTGGATAGAAGAGAATAAAGAAAAAACTGTATACGAACTTTTAACCGTTAAGAAACACCTATCCGAGACGCTGGAGTTCCCGGATGTATCATGTATGTCGAGGTATAGAGAATAAAGTTTATACTAAGGTATGTTTAAAAGGTGGTGCGCCCAACAAAAATTTAACAATGCAACCAATCTATCACATGTGCTCATGGACGGTGGTGTCCTTTCCGTGCCTTTTGATAAATTGAACGACTTTCACGAAAAGTACATAGAGGCTGTCAAGTCGGGTGAAAAACTTTTCGTTGTCGAACAAAAGAGTGACAACTACAACTTCTTTGTAGACATTGATTACAAAGATACACGCCCTCTCACGATTGAGGAGATTCAGGACATTTGTAAAATCATTTGTGATAAAGTAAAGCGTCACGGTGGCAAGGATTGTTTGATATCTGTGTCACCAACTAAAAAGGTGGGTGAGTACACAAAAACTGGAGTACACCTCAATTGGCCGGGTTTTGTGTTGAATCAATCGTCTGCTGTTGCTCTGAGAGAACACATTCTCGTGGCGCTGTCCAAGGCAAAAGGTGGTACAGATTGGAATGAAATTATAGATTCATCTGTGTATGGCTGTACACATAGAAAGACGAGGGGAAGTGGTTTTCGCATGCCTTGGTCTCACAAGATGGCAAAACATATGTCATGTGGTGGTCAGGGGTGTCCCGAGTGCGGTGACTCTGGTAAAATTATACAAGTAGCATATCTTCCCGTATTTCTATATAATCATGGACCATTGAGTAAACTTACGAGAGTTGACCAACAACCAAATATCGAATATCTCAAAATGTCTTCAATTCGAACGAATGAACCACAGCACATAACTA